TCTCATTTCCCATGCATAGATTGTGCCAGAGGAATCGTTAATTCTGGTATAATAAGAGTAATCGTAAGCAATAAAAATCTAGATGCGTTTTCGCATAAAGATTCTATGTATTACGAACACAAAAACAGAACTATCGAGATGTTCAGACAAACAAAAGTAACTCTTAAAATCTTTGGTGAAGAAGATAATTCTGGAGATTTTTTAGATAATGAAGACTTGACTAAGTTGTGGGGTGTGTGATATAATAGTTATATGATTAAAAAATCAATCTACAGAAGAAACAAAAGAAATATTAGGTCCAGGTCTGGGTTTTATTCTTGGTCTGGGTCTTGGTCTTATTCTGGATCTGGGTCTGGGTATTGGTCTTATTCTGGATCTGGGTCTGGGTTTTATTCTTGGTCTGGGTCTTGGTCTGGGTCTTATTCTGGCTCTTATTCTGGCTCTTATTCTGGGTCTTGCTCTTGGTCTAGGTCTGGGTCTAGGTCTGGATCTTGGTCATCTACCCTATTGACGACGAATAATTAGAGAAAGGAAAAAGTGAAATGAAATATAAAGAAAAAGAGATTTTAGATAATGTGCTAGAATATATTGTAACAACTTATTCGCAACATTATAATTCAAAAGATAATATTCAAGTGAACGATCTTATTATGGCTATAGGTCATGGAGAAGGTTCGTATGTTGCGAACGCTATTGAATATCTGGCTCGTTACGGTAAGAAAGACGGTAAGAATGTTAAGGATCTCTACAAAGCAATCCATAATATTATTTTCTTAATCTATCTAAATCACGAAAAAGATGAAGTAATTGATGATTCTGATAATCTAAAAGAAAGAATTGACAGTTCAATTCAAAATGTTAGATTAGTTAATACTGACAATTCAAAGTTTGGTTCCGATTTTGGAACAAATTATCTCGGTACAGATGATTTTAATTTTATACAGATGGGTACACCTATTCTGGACTCACCTGACTTGCGTGGATTCACTAATAAATCTAAAAAATCTATAGATGATTACTGGCACGATAAAAAGAAAAAGAAAAAGGAATAATATGACACAAGAAGAATTTATTGAATATCGTAATAAGTTAATCAAGACTCTAAAAGAAAATATCTGTTTAATCTCGTTCACTAAGACAAACGGAGAAATTCGTGAAATGTTATGTACAAATAACTCTTCTTACACACCAAAGAAAGTTATGCTTGAAGGGCAGGTTATTAAACCTCGTAAAGAAAACGAATCAGTAATTCCTACCTTCGACCTAAATAAAAAAGAATATAGAAGTTTCAAGATTCAGAATCTTCTAGATATCAAAATTCTTTCTCAGAAGGAGTTTGAGAATTATGGGCAAGCTACTAATTAGTTTTTTATTGATCTTCGCAACCGTAGAACCAATTTTCGCCAATCATTGGAGATGGCGTAATAGAAATAGATATAATACACACTACCATTATCCTACGAATGGATATTCAAGTAGAACATCAGGAACTGGTATTTCTCCAGGAGCAGCAACAGCAATAGGATTAGGTGTTGGTGTTTTAGGATTTGTCGTTGGTAGAGCTACTAAGAAAACAAATGAATCTTCTGACTCAAAGATTGAGTGTAAAGAATTTCCTATCTTAGTAACAATAGATGGAGAAGAAAAGAAAGCGAAAGTTACAAAATGTAAAACGCAAGATGGAAATTGGCAAATACCAGATTAACTTATCTAAATACTTCTGTAGCAAGTTTTAAAACTTGCTACAGAACACATTATAAGGTATAATAAAGTATAAGGACTATATGAAAACAATTTATCTAAAAAATAGATTTGAAGTTGGTGAAAAATTATTAGGAACTTTTTTAGATGATTCTCACTATGATATTCTAATACAAGAAGATTGTGATGTGTACAAACCCATTCCTCCAACAGATAAGAATCCAAACTTAGAAGATTATCTTCTACTTAAATTTCGTAAGGGTGTATTCTCTCCTGAGATGCAAGTTACTGCTTATCAAAGTTTGCGAGAAGCTGCTGGTGAATCACAGAATCGTGGTATCGCTGCTGGTCCAAGAACTGAGAAGTCTACTGGTCGTGACTGGGTAACTCTTCTACAAGAAAAAGTTTTAGAGACTTTATCTGGTACAATGACAACAGTTACATCTGATAATCCGGTTGATGATATGTATGTGAAGTATAAGAATTCTACAGAAGTTGGATCAAGAGGATCTGTTTGGTTAACACAGAAGAGACCAAAAGATTTCGACTTTGATGTTTGGGCTCATTCTGTAAAGAATCTATCTCCTAACGAAAGACTAGAAGAAGTCGAAAAGATTTATGATTGGATCTCAGATACTTCTTATGCCAATCCAGTAAATAGTGGTATTGCTGGATATTTTGATCGTTATCCTAGAATTCCTTATTGCCGCACCACTTCTTATTCAACAAATCATAATGATAAATTCAAAGCCTCTATTCCTTTTATTGAAAGAATTTCCGAGTTATTCAAGGAATTAATTCCTGGTCGTTGGGAAGTTCAAAATAGAGAAGTACTAAAGTTAGATCCTTCATTCAGAATTGGAAACTCTGCATACACAACTATTACAGTTAATAAGACTTATAGAACAGCAGCGCATCGTGATGCTGGTGATCTAAAAGAAGGTTTTGGTAATTTATCTGTTGTTTCGAACGGTGTTCCTTATACTGGCGCTTATCTTGTATTTCCTGAGTTCAGAGCAGCTGTTGATGTTCAACCTGGTGATGTAATTATGATGGATGTTCATGAGATTCATGGTAATACTTCTATTGGTGGTGAAGGAGAAAGAATCTCAGTTGTTTGTTATATGCGTGAGAAAATGGCTGATTGTAAGAGTAAGGCTTATGAAGACACAAGATACAATTTCGTTGAGAATCGTCGATTAAATAACAAGCATCCTTTGTGGCACGAAAGATGGAATGGTGTTTCAAAAGGAATGTGGGAAACAGAAGAGTGGTATAAGTATCTAGTGGATAATGGGTTACACGAATATGCTGCACAGATTGAAGATAATATTTATGGAAAGAAAGCTGGAGTGTTGGATATCTAATGGGTATATTTTATACAATACAATCTGCAAATAGAGAATTTTCAGTTCCTATTATGAATAATGTTCTTAAAGAAGTAGAACATTATTGGGTAATTCCGAGAAGTAACTACGAAGCATATTCAAAAGCAGGTGCAAAGAATATATTATTGGTTGATGGCGAATTACCAATGAAATCTAAGCAATTGAATATTTCTCTAGAATTTGCTTTTGATAGAAATCAATACTGCGTTACTATGGATGATGATTATATTTCGTCGAATGTGTTAGATTTACAAAATAATAAAAAGAAATCTAAACATATTGAAATAATAAAAGTTGTCGATGAATTGCATTCGACTTTAGAAAATTCTAATTATTATCTTGCTGGAGTTCCGTCAAATACAAATCCTTTTTATGCGAATAATTCAATATCTAAAAAAGGAATGATATCAGGACAGTTTATGGTTCATAAACCACAAGAAAAAGTGAGATTTGATGAATCTGTAGCTTTTTTGGAAGATTTTGATTATGTAATCAATCATCATATAACTTATGGTGGTCTAGATAAACATAATAGATTTCTAATAAATTATCATATGATCAATAGAGGAAAATTTCTTAAAAATAATGGTGTTGGTGGATACGATCTAAATCTAAGAAAAGAACAAAATTTATTATGTACCATTGATCATATTTCTAAGAAATGGAATAATCCGAATCTAATTATTGAATATAATGGATTTGGTAAGTCGCTACATAAAAAAGTTAAGTGGTCTAAATTAAAAAGTACAATTTAGGAGTTATATGTCTGATTTTATTTTTGTTGTTCCTTCTTATAAAAGAGCAAAAACTTTTGCAACTAAAACATTAAGTACATTGAATAGAAATGATGTAGATATTAATAATATCTATTGTTTCTTATCTGATGAGAATGAATTATCTGAATATAAAGATGAATGTGAGAAAGTCGGACTAACGCCACATATTATTCCTTCTGTTAAAACACTAGCAGGTAATCGTAATTTTATTGTAAATTACTTTCCAGAAGGAACTAAGTTAGTTTGGTGCGACGACGATCTAGATAAGATTATGTTCCGAAAAGATGAAAAGACACTGGTCGAGTGTACAAATTTTAAAGAACATATTGTAACTGCGTTTAGAGCCTGCGAAAAAGAAGGATCATATATCTGGGGAATTTATGCAGCATCAAATCCTTACTTTATGAAAGATAATATCGGTAAAGGTTTGTATTACATCATTGGTTCTTGCTATGGTACTATTAATCGACACTCTGATGTTGCTTATGTTGGATTAGAAGATAAAGAAGATTTCGAACGGACTCTTAAATATTACTCTCAAGATGGTGTTGTTCTGAGAATTAATTATCTGACAGTTTCTTCCGCTTATTATAAAGAGCCTGGTGGTATGCAAGAAACAAGAACTGAACAGAGAATTGACGAATCTGCAAAGTTCTTAGAATCTAAGTATCCAGATCTATGTACATATTATATTCGCAAAACCACCGGGCACGCCGAACTGAGATTAAGAGATAAGAGGCTAAAGGTTAGTTCTAATACTCTTGATGCTTTCTTTTAAGCGCCAGTTCTTGTATTAGAATGAAGTGTTCTATCTTGAGGATTGTAAGTTGGAGGAGGAGTTTCTCTTATCTTTCCTCCAGATTTTTGTTGATTTACAACGTTGGTATTGTTAACAGCGAAAACGTTGTTTCCTTGTGGTGGTTCTTTCAGGGCTTTGTTAGTTGTAGCTCTTTCTAACATCTGCAGACCACCTGTATTATATTCATTCGAGAGTGTATCAACTTTAGAGAGTAAACCTCCTAAATATGTTTTTTCTCCACGTTTTATTGTTGATCCTGCTACAGCAGATGTCACAATCTCATTCACTTTCGATTGATCGGATACAGTATTTAAATCTAATCCCATTTTTTTAGCTCTATTACGACTAGAATTCTCTAGATACCAAGCAGCTACTTTTGGACCTATTATAGGATCATTAACTAACTCAGGATTTGATACCAAATCCACACCCAATGCCTTACTCGCTGCTTCGTAATTACCACGTCCTGTTAATTGGACTAATCCTCTACCTTTGAATTTGACAGCATCTCCCCTTTCTTTATTACCTAATTGTTTGCGACCGAATTCTCCCCCATAAACTTGTTCAGTAAATGCATTAATATCACTTGTCATTGATTTGATTTTTGCCCTCTGTTCATCCGTTAAGAAGGAAAATTGTTTCTGTTGTTCTGGTTTTAATTGTTTATATTCTTTAAATTTTTCCTGTTGTTCTTTAGTTAAACTATTTTTTCCAAGTATTCGACTTTCCCCAAAAATCGTTAAGACTCTTTCGGCTTGGTCCTTACTATAATCCAAATTTTCAGGAACCATTCCGCCTGCACTTTCTTTAAATACATTAGCAATAGCCGCCGCTATAAATTGTTTTGACAATCCTCTTTCTCTTAATGCTTGTTCTAGTGCTTGAGTAGGAGAAATTTTATTTGGTGATAATATAGGTGCAGCATTTCTTGGTAATGTTATTGGCGAATAATAAGGTGTAGTTGCCGCCATTGCTGTTGGAGTTAAACTCCCAACTCCAGTTGGTAAGAAAGAACCAATCTCACCTAAAACCCTATCTATGATAGAACTCTCAACTTGCGCAGTTGGTTTAGCACCAGCTTTTGGTATTCCAATACTTGGTACTGGCTTAGGTGTTTCAACCTTTTGTGGAGCTGCTTGTGTTGGTACTGGTTTAGGTGTTTCAACCTTTTGTACACTTGGACCCGACGGTATTGGTGTTGTGTTTCTACCAGAAAGAACAGATTCATTATATTTGATTCTTTCTTCTAGTTTTTTTCTTATATCATAGTCTGTTTCAATAGATAATTTTTGTTTATCTGATTCTAACCATTGTTTTAATGTTTCGGTCGGTGTTTGTAGAGTAGTTCCAAATTTCTTCTTAGCTTCTTCATCATAAATTTTCATTAATTTTATCTTCGCAGCATATTCGTCCTGAACCTGTAATGTCAGATCACCAGCAGCTGCGTTTAATCTTTGAAGAGCTAGATTAGAACCTTCTGCATTAGTTTTTAATTGTTCTAAGGCTTTTGATTCGGTTATTCTACCTTCTATCAATTTAGTAGATGTTTCTTGATCTTTAATTGCTTTTTTATTTTCTTCAGCAACATATTCATCTGTTTTAAATTTTGTACTTACTAAAGCTGCTATAGCTGTGAGTGTCGTCGCAATACCAGCTATTCCTGCAGTAGAAGATAAGAATGTTAGTAACCCTCGAGATGAAGAAAGAATATCTGATAATGTATTTGAATTTTCTTTTTCAGATACCGAAGATTTAAAAATCTTTTCTAATTTAGAAAGAGCTTCTGGTTCGATATCTAATAATTTTACACTAGCGAACTTAGATACTTCAGATGCAACCTTTTCGGCGTCTCTCTGTTCATATTTTCTTTCTTCTTCGGATTCTATTATATTAGTATTAAGACCAATGATATTAGTTCTTAATCCTTTTAATGTAGAAGTTTGTTCTTTTAATGCCTTTGATCTATTTTGTAATTCTTCTATCTGTGCTTGTTTATCAGCCTTTCTTTCTACTTCAATTTGTTTCTTATCTTTCTCATTTCTTCCCAAGAATTTAAAGATCATTCCACTAATGAATTGACCACCTTCGAAAGATTTCTTAGCTGAATCAGAATATTGCGTTTCTTTCTTACGCAATTCTTCTTTTTCTTTTTGTGCTTCTGATTCTGCATCTGCTAATAATTTATCTAATTTATCTTGATTCTTTTTTCTTTCGCTTCTTAGATCGTCGATGTCTTCTTTAAGATTTCGTAAAGCAGTTTTCTTAGCCAGCAATTCACGTTCGCTTTTGATTTTAGATGCAGTCAAATTCTTTTCAGATATAATTGCATCTGTTAGATTAGCTATTTGAGAAGAAAGTGATTCGATATCGCCTGAGAATTTTTCTACAGATCCTCTTACGCTACTTGCTACTTTTTGATTATTAGTTTTTCTTGGCATTTTTTATTCTTTCGTTTTCTTCCTCTATGTGTTTATTTAATAACGAAATATAAATTTCTCTCTCCCAAGGATACATTTCATCTAACTCAGTAAGCGAATATTTGTAAAACTGCGCCATAGTAAAATTACTAATATAATAGTTCATCAAATTATCATTATTAATAGCTATTCGAAAAAATCTGAGATACCAGATAAAGTAACTTCTTCTTCGTATCCACAAGAACTACATTTAAAATTGATAACTTTCCTCAATTTCGGAACACTGAGATAGAATTCTAAGATAGATTTAAAACTCGTTAGATCTAGTCCTAATAGAAACTCTCTTAATTCATCTTGAGTATACTCATCATATACTTTATTTTCGTCGACAATTGTGTCTAAATCTTCAGATATAGCTGCAATTAACTTATCTATATTTCTTGTAATATTATATTCTTCTAGATACTTTGCAGATTTAATATTTGGATATCGCAAATTTATAACAAGATTATCTGATATGTTTATTTCTTTCGATACAACCTTCGAAAAATCAACTTCAACATCTTCTAACGAAACTTCAATCTTATTAACATTACCACAAATATCTTCTCCGATAAGATTATTGCATTTAAAAGATAGATTAGAAGTTTCACCAACAGATTTAGCTCTTATTTTAAGGAAGAGATACTCAATATCAAAGTATGCTAAATTTTTTGTCGAGAAGTTATTTGTTGAACAAGATTCTATGAGATCCGTTATCGTTTTTGATAATTCTTCAATTGAATTTGATTCTTGCATCATAAGAAGAATTTTTTGTTCTCTTACGGTGTAAGGTCTAAATGAATATATCTTTTCATTTGAAGGAATTGTCACTTCATAAGATGGGTGTTTCAATTTCGGTAGCATATTTTTCTATCCTTATTTTTGTAATTTATCAAGGTGTTTGTAATCTAATTTTGTTATATTCGATGATTTTAAGAATTGTAAAGTTTCGTATGAGAAACTTACCGTGTATTTGAATAATTGATCAACATCTGCCCAAGAAACTTGAACAGCTTCGACTCTTGTTGGAATCGCTTTTATTAATTTGACTGAATAGATCTGAACTAATTCAGATCCAGATGGTCCTCTAAATGGTCTATTAGTTGGTCCTGTACCAGATAGGTCAACGAAAGTACCCGTCGATTCTGTTTGTTCTATACTAATTGTACGTTCGTTAAAAATATCGATAGTAATATCAGAAGCTACATCATTGTAGTATGATACTGTATTATTACTGAGATCAGTTATTTTATCTATCCATTCGTCGAACCAATATTTGTCTCGCATATCTCCGGCAGTTAAAAAAGTCATTTGAACTTCATCAACAGCTCTACCATTGGGTATTTTAACTATAGGTTGACCGCCATACAATTTAAAATCAGTGGTTAAAACTTGTGAACCAGGTATGTTTAATGACTCACAACGAAAAGATAAATCTCTTGGTGACGTAGGCCAACTAATTGGACCGCCAACGAAGAATACTTCAAATCTATTAGATTTAACTGTTCCTAGTGAATTAATGTGCGCTTTGAATTGATTTAGAGATCTCATAATCTATATTTATAATAAATAAGAATATGGCTTATTCCGGAAGATATAATTTAAAGAATAAGGGAAAATACAAAGGAGATCCGAATAACATAATTTGGAGATCTACTTGGGAACTTAAATTCCTAAAATACTTAGATAATCATCCAAATATTTTAGAATTTAGTTCTGAAGAACATGTTGTTCCTTATATTTCTCCATTAGATGGGAAGTATCACAGATACTTTGTTGATTTCTATCTTAAGGTTTTGACTAAAGAAAAAGAAATTAAAGAATATCTTGTTGAAATTAAACCATATGTGCAAACTTTAGAACCAAAAAGGCCAAAGAAGATAACTGAATCTTATGTGAATACTGTCAAAACTTATCTTATAAATTCTGCAAAATGGAATGCAGCAAAGAAATATGCTGAGAAACAAGGTATGTCTTTTATTGTAATTACAGAGAATCATTTATTCTTAAAATAAATAGATAATATGGAAACAACAACAAATGGCAAATAATAACATACCAGCAGCTAAAATGTACCCAGGAGATCTATTAGGATCTAAATATGGTAAAGTCTTTTGTTTAATAACTGTTCTTGATACATATGCAGCATCAGACACTGATGCTGTACAAACTATCAAAGATACAGCTGGTAATGCAGTTACAGCTATTGAAAGCGGGGACGTCACTCAAAAAGGATTGACAATCAGACAAAGTTTAAATAGTACAAGAAGAGTTAAAGAGAATATATTTCTACCTATGCCATTGTCGCTCAGCACAAATTATGGTGTTTCTTACGATGATTCTTTTTCTTACATAGAAGAGGGGAAACAAGCTATATCTGGTGTTTTAGGTACAGTTGTTGCTGATTTGAGTAAAAGTCCGGGTGATGGGGCTCCATCAGCATTAGAAGTACTTCAAACAAAATTCCCGATAACATCTTCTTTAGGAAAATTACTAGGAAGTGTTACACCCTCCGCTTTAAAGATTGGCGGCGCTGCAGCTGGTTTAGCTTTAAATCCACATAAAGAATTGTTATTTAATGGCGTTAAGTTTAGAGAATTCAAGTTTAAATACAAATTAATAGCAAAATCTGAAAAAGAATCTGAAACGATTAATGAGATAATAAAAATATTTGAAAAGTATATGCATCCAACATTAGCTGCAGGATCTTTACTTTATAGATATCCTGCTGAATTTGAAATCAGATTCTTTACAAGTGATGGGAAACAGAATAAATTTATCTATAAGATTTACAGATCTGTACTACAAAATTACACCGTTTCGTACGGAGGAAATAATTTCGTTACATTTAAAAATAAAGATGGAATTACAAAAGGCGCACCAGTTGAGATTGAAATTGAATTGGATTTTAAAGAAACGAATCCGTTAACAAGAGATTTTATTGAAAAGATATTAAATGAAGAAAAAAATCTAGGTCAAGCGGTAACACCAGAATAACAACATGTCATACTTTAAACAATTTCCTTATCTTCTTTATCCAAATTTTTCTGATAAAACAGGAAATACTTTTTCTCTACTGAAGGATATCACAGTAAGAGTTATTAGAAAGATATCTCCAACTGATGATCAATCATTATATTACAAATACAATATCAAAGAAGGAGAAAATATTGAATCTATATCTAATGATGTTTACGATTCTCCTAATTTTTACTGGGTTATAATGATGATAAATGACAAATTTGATAGATTCTACGATTTTCCTTTAAATACAGAAGAGTTTCAGAATTATATTGTTGACACATATGGATCAGTTGCCGCAGCGCAAACAACTTACAAATATTATATTCGTGAAGCATACGAAAGATTCTCAACTAATATTGGAAATACAGAAGAAACTCAAATAAATGGTGCGACAGGCATCTTATCAATCGATCCTGTAGGAAGTCAATACGAAGACAATACATTCTTCTTAGAAGTTCCTCAAATAGATTACGATTTTAGTAATCCAGATTCTCAAATTCCAAGACCATATACTCAAAATGGTCGAGTGATGAAAAAAGCTAAATCGATATACGATTATGAATTTGAACTTAATGAATCTAAAAGAAATATTCTCTTATTGAATAAACAATATTTACAATCATTTGTAGATACTTTTAATTTTCTGGTTAAATAAATGGGTAAATTACAAGCAGGAAATTATACTCTTAAAAATCTTATTATATTTTCTGAAAAAAACTTTCTGGATATATCTCCTATTTTCTCAGAAATCAATATTTTCGAATCAATTTTCACAGCAACTATTAGTGGCTATATTGAAGTAATTGATGCGAATAACATCATAAGTGGTTTAAATTCTTTACCGATTTTAGGTAATGAAGGTATTCTTATTGAATTAGAAGTTCCTGTTCATCAATATATCGATCCGAATAAGAAGACAGATATTAAAAGTCTTACGGAAATTAAGAAGAATAAAATTAAATATTTCGGTAGAATTGTTGACGTAAGAAATAGAACTATGTTAAACGAACGTTCTCAAACTTACGAAATACATTTTATTTCAGAAGAATCTGTTCTTGATAGAAACATTAAAGTGTCGAAATCTTATAAAAATAAGACAATGAATTCAATTATCGAAAATATATATAAAGATTTTGGAACTACAGGAACTTATGAATTTGAGAAAACACACGAAGCACCAAATGTTGTGATTCCAAATTGGAGTCCTCTTTATACAATTAATTGGTTGGCATCTAGATCTATTTCATATACTTACAACACACCAGGATTCTTCTTTTTTCAAACATTATATAACGATGGGCCAACAGAAGGAGACCGAGCAAGATATACTTCAAGTAGATATAGCGAAGAAGTAACTTCAAAATTTTGGTTTCTATCAATAGATGATATGCTTGCGTATGATGCAAGAAAAACTATATTCTTTAGGCCAGGAAATTTACCAGATGGAGATGATTTGCAAAATAATTCAGAGCACTCTAATGCGTTAAATTATGAAGTTGTAAATTCTTTCAATACCATCGAAAATAATACAACAGGATTATTCAATAACACATTAATTACTCATGATATTACAAAAAAAGAATGGGAAAAAATACCATTTAATTATGATAAAGAATTTGAAAACTTCTATCATTTATCTGAGAATAAAATATATTCTGGAGTTAAAAATATATCCGATAAGAGATTCGATGATCCTTCTTATAAAGAATCCAGGATTATGTTAACTTCTTTAGGAACAGCGGAAAATCCAAATCGCTTACAAAATATATCTTCTTCTAAATTAAGTAGATTATCTTCTCTTAATTATTTTAGAATTAAGATAGTGGTAACCGGAGATGCTACATTAGAATCTGGAGATGTTATTAAATTCGATTTACCTTCACCCGAATCTAGTGGTGAGAACAAATTTGATAAATATTACAGAGGTAATTTTCTAATTACGGCAATACGACATGTCATAAATAGATCTTCTTATAATATGACTTTAGAATGTTCTAAAGAATCTCTAGAGAGTGTAGTAGAATAATGCCAAGTACAAATACGTTTATAGGATTCGATAATTTCGTCTGGTTCCAAGGCGTAGTAGAAGATCGTATGGATCCATTGAAGTTAGGAAGACTTCGTGTAAGAATTCTTGGAATCCATACAGAAGATAAGAATAAAATTCCAACAGAAGATTTACCTTGGGCTTATCCAATCATGCCGATTACTTCTGCTTCTATGAATGGGATCGGAGAAGCACCAGTTGGACCAGTTGAAGGAACTTGGGTTGTTGGTTTCTTTAGAGATGGCGATAATTGTCAAGAACCTGTTGTGTTCGGAACAATTGGTGGTATTCCTCAAAAGAAAGGAAATCCTCAAGTAGGATTTAATGATCCAACAAATAAGTATCCAGAATCTTCCTATCTGAAAGAATCAGATACAAATAGATTAGCAAGAAATGAAAAGATTTCAGAAACAATTATCCAACAAAGAAAAGATAAAGCTGTAAAAACTGTTCCTGTCGCCTTAGAAGGTGTATCTAATAACGGTGGTCCTAGAAAAGAAGGCGATGATACTTCTTGGTCTGAACCTCTACCAATTTATGACGCAAAATATCCATTTAATCATGTGTTTCAAACAGAATCTGGACACATTAAAGAGTGGGACGATACAAAAGATAAAACGAGAATCCATGAATATCATAGATTAGGAACTTTTTACGAAATCTATGAAGTAGAAGAAGATGGTGAAAAGAAAGCTAATAAATTAACAAAAGTTAATGGAGATAATTATTCTATTATATTAGGTGATGATAGAATATATGTATCTGGTTCTGTAAACATAACAGTTGATGGAAGATGTAATGTTTATTCTGCAAATGACATAAATGTTCAGGCTGGAGAGAAGATTACAATACAGGCTGTTGGTGAAACTTCTCTATATTGTCATGATAATGTTTCTGTTATTTCAGAAAAAGATATTAATATAGATGCTGGCGGAGACTTAAATATATCTGCTGAAAACATAAGAATGACAGCCAATACAAATTTCAATGTTAATACAACATTAGGATCAATTGCAATGGCTTCAAAAACAACAATGGGACTGTCTTCTTTGTTGAATATGAATATATCATCTTTAACTTCTACTATTATTAATTCTACAGTTTCAACTGAAATTGGGTCGGTTGGTTCAGTAACTCTTAATTCATCATTCACATCTGTAAATTCAACAATTAACACAAGCGTTGGTTCTTTGATTAGTACGAAAATTGTTGCTGGAACTAATCTAGATTTAGAAGCAAAAGCAGGATTTTTAAATGCAAAATCTAATATGAGAATTAATTTAGAAGCACCAACGGTAACAAGAAAGTTTCCAAAGACGGCTCCGACAGGGCCACTAACATTTAATCCATTTTAAAGAAATGATACCAAACGTACAAACAACAGCTACTATATTTGCTGGAATTTCTGCTAAAAAACCGAAAACAATTACAGCAAAAATACAAAGAGCAGCAACAATTGCAATGGAAGCAGCAGCTATTATCGCTCCATTTATAAATCGTGGTGTATCTTGGAGAACAATAAACGAATCAGCGTTTAATTCTTTAGGAGTTCTTTCAGCTGAAGGAATTATTTCTGATGAACTTAATGCAGCTTTAAGTGATAGTGTTAATCAAATTAGTTCAGTAAATAACACAGTTAATTCCTTACAAAGAATTACGCAAAATATGTCTTTAGATAATATTCAAGAATCATTATCTAATATTGATAACATAACAGCTGTATTAAGGAATCAATCATCATCACTTTCAAGGACAGTCGATTCTTATGCGAATTTGATCGATGATAACCAATCTCTTACAACTATTCAGAACTCATCATCAACTGTTCAACAATCGATAGATGACATTAATGAATATGTAAATAACGGATTATCTTCTATCTCAAATGATTTAACAAATATGTCAACATTAACAACAAACATAAATGCATTAGGTTTCGGTGTTACTGGAAATATTCCGAATGTAAATGAAGCTCTTATTCAAATTAATAATGTTGCAAATACAGTTGCTAATGTTCAAAATATTGCAAATAATTTAATTGCTACAGCCCAAAATGTTAAGAATATCGCAAATAATGTAAAGAAGATCAATTCTTTCTTTAAGAATAAGAGAAAGAGTAGAAAAACTTTACCAACATTACCAGCAGCAATTGATCCTAGAAATAATCAGTATGTTACTCTATATAATTCTTTAAACACAACAATAGATTCTTTGAATACAACAATCACTACCTTATCTTCTATTCCAAAGATTCCGTTCTTTTCATAAATAAATAGATTATATGCCAACCACTTTAACGAATAGATATAAAGATATAGATTTATCTTTTCAGAAAAATCCAAAAACAAAAGATATTTACACCTTAACTGATGTGGATGCAGTTAAGAGATCAGTTAAATTGTTGGTTATGACAAACTTTTCAGAAAGATTATTTCACCCAGAAATAGGTTCTGGTGTTTATGGATCTTTGTTTGAAAACATTACTCCTGAGACTGCTACTATTTTGCAGATCAATATAGAAAATTGTATAAATAATTTCGAACCGAGAGCAAGAGTAATTGATGTTATAGTAAAAGATTTTCCAGATCAAAATGGTATTGAAATAGAAATCTCATTTTATGTTGTTAATATTGAGCAACCAGTATCCGTAAGAGTACAGCTAGAGAGAATAAGATAAAATGGCAGAAAGAATTTCCAAGTTAGTTTCAGATTTAGATTTCGAAACAATAAGAGCCAATATAGCTGCTTATATTGCTAACAACACCACATTCACAGATTATAATTTCGAAGGTTCTGGTTTAGCACTTATCCTAGATATACTTGCTTACAATACGCATTATAATGCGGTATATCTTAATATGGCTTTAAATGAAAATTTCATTGACACAGCCCAAACAAGATCATCGATTGTTTCTATTGCTAAAAATTTAGGCTACACACCAAGATCAAGAAAATCTGCTATATCAAATATTTCCTTCAGAATACCAACAACGGATCCAGAAAACACATCATTAACTCTCGATAAAACTACAAATTTTACTGGTGATATTGATGGAACAACTTATATTTTTCAACCAGTTGTTGCTTATACTTCTAGAGTATCTGGCGGATATTATACATTCACAGACGTCCGTTTAAGAGAAGGATCAAGATTCACGATAAGATATCCTATAACTGCAACTGCTGGAGAAAAATTCTTTATCAATAATTTCAATATTGATACGGATTCGATTGAAGTGTATGTAAAAGAATTAGGTCAAACTGGAGATCTACAAACTTATAATCTTGTTTCTGATATTACTATTTTAGATTCAGAAGAACAAATTTTTTATTTGTTCGAATCTGTTGATAGAAATTACATTATTCAATTTGGCGATGGTGTTTTAGGTAAGAAGCCTGAGGCTGGCGACACAGTTCTTATTACATTCCAAACTTCTTCAGGCGAAGCGGCCAACGGTATTTCAAAATTTACTCTATCGACTACTATTGGAACAGGAAGAGATGTGGGTCTAGAAACTTTCGGATCTTCTGATATTGTGTATGATAATGTTGAGGTGTCACATTCTGGATCAGCTGAAGAAGGAATCGAATCAATAAGAACAAGTGCTCTTAACAATTTCTACACTCAAGGAAGAGCAGTTACTGCAGAAGATTATAAGTTTTTTTTAGAAAGAGATTATCCGCAAGCAGAATCTATTTCGGTTTGGGGTGGTCAAGATAATGTTCCGCCAATCTATGGGAAAGTTTTTATTTCTTTTAAACCGAAGAAAGGATTTAGAGTAACTAATTCCGTTAAACAAGAAATCTTAAATAATGTATTAGGAGATAAGAATATTATCTCAATTATTCCTGAAATTATAGATCCTGAATATACTTTTATTACTGTAAATTCTTCAGTTTTATTTGATCCAAAAAGAACAATTTACACTTCTTCTGAATTATCTTCAATAGTAAGACAGACAATTAGCAATTTCAATGTCGAAAATTTGATTAAATTTGGTACAAGATTTTCATATTCTAAATTCGTAAGCTCAATTGATAACGCAGATTCATCAATTATTTCAAATTATTCTTCTATTAAATTAAGAAAGAATATTGACATAATATTAGATGTCACATCAACTTATACGATTAATTTCCAAAATAGATTAAGAGAAGGAACTTTCGCTAGCTTATCTTCGTTTAAAGCAGTTAACGATTCAACTCTTGGATTGTCTAATGAAGATTATTATCTTGAGGATGATTCTTCTGGATTATTAAGAATCTATAAGTTCTCGGCTGGTACAAAAGTAATAGTCAAAGCGAATGCCGGTACGATAAATTATAACTCTGGTTTAGTTCAAATTACAAATTTTAAACCATCTTCAATACCTAATGAAGATAATACATTAGATTTAATTTCAGAACCATTCGAGTATACAGTTACTTCATTTAGAAACAATATATTAACTATCGTAGATACTGACGTTTCAATAAATATGACAGTAGAGTAAAAATGCACACTCCTCATAAAAAGAAAATATTCGTCAAATCTCAGATTCCACAATTTATTAGAGAAGAATATCCATTATTCTTAGAATTAATGGAACAATACTACGATTTTCTTGATGAAGAAACAGGAAAAATTGTAGCTGTAAAGGTTATCGAAGGTGGATCTGGTTATAATCCTATAGTTGCTTGGCAAGGAAATACCACATATGAAGGTGGTTCTAGATTTTCATTTAATAATAGAGTTTATCAAGTAATCGGTAAATCTACATCATCTTCGATTACAAAAACATTTAATATTAATACAGCTAATGCATCTTCGGAATATTTAAATGTAACTTCACATGGTTTATCTACAGGTGATGAAGTAATTTATTCTTTTAATGGTGCCACTGGACCAGCTGGTGCAACTGGTGTTATAGGTTTAGTTGATAATAATACTTATTGGGTCCGACCAGTAAATTCAAATACATTACAGATATTCAATACAAGAGCTGGTGCTGTTTCTGGCGCAACAGGTGCATTAGTAAATCTATCTAATACTGGAATTTCTCAAACACACAAATTTACTGCAGGACCATATCATGGTGCTACCGGAACTACTAACGCACCAACTTCTTTTGCTGGTGTGACTACTAAATTTATTAGTACTGGAGGTATTAATCCTGTAATAGTATATTTCCAAACGAAAGATTCGAACGGAGTTTATATTAATGACCCGAAAACTGGATCAGCAGCTGCTGCTTCTGGATATCCTGTTATAGAATCTGGTGTAGTAAAGAAGATTGTTGTAACTAATTCAGGATCAGATTACACAGAAGACGAAGCACCTATTGCAATTGTAACTGGTGGTGGTGGAAGTGGATGTGTTGCAGAAGCGGTTGCAACTCTTAAATTCGGAAATATTAATGCAGGAGTCGCTGCGGCCAAATCATCAAGAGATATCGATGAATCTATAGAATTATTCGTTGATTCGTTGAGAAAAGAATTTTCTCCTAAGATTCCTGAAAGGTTATATACTGAAGTAGATTCTTCTATATCTTCAAGAGAAGTAGATACTAAAAAATTTATTAAGTTTATAAAGCAATTTTATAACTCAAAGGGTGCAGAGAAATCAATTAAATTTCTATTCAGAATTCTATTCGATTCCGATGTTGAGCTTTACTTTCCAAAAGTTGATATGCTTAGAGTATCTGATGGAAAATGGACGCAAGATTCTGTTATAAGAATCGCTCCTTTCGATACTTCTATTTCTGAAGAAGATTTTACTGATCTTTATCTGGGCGAGAAAATAATCGGTGTAACATCAGGAACAACTGCAGTAATACAATCAATCCATGATGTAGCAATTGCTGGAACAGGTACTGTTTTTGAGTTGAATTTAACAGATATTAATGGAACTTTTGATATTTCTGGTGAAGATATTAAGATCTATAATCTAGATAAGACGAAATCTGATGATCCTATTGGTGCAGTTAATCCTTGTATCGTTTCATTAGATATTGTAGATGGTGGAATTAACTATTCATTCGGCGATCAAATTTTAGCAAATCCTTCTTTTATAGCTAGGGTGACGAATACCGATACTATAACTTCCGAACCTAGATATTTTGTTATCTCAGATATTGCTTCTCTATTATATAGATCTTTTAATATCGCATCGGATGTAAATGGTACATCTAAGACGATAACCTTTAGAAATAATCATAATTTCGCAACTGGCGATAGCTTAACATATACATTTGGCCAAAGTGCCGATAATAAAACTACGATTGCGAATTTTAACATAAAAGATAATGTCGATTATGTGAATAATCGAATCATATTTAATGAAGATCATACTTATAATATCGGCGATAGAGTCATTTATTCATTTAATGGTGCAACTGGACCAGAAGGAGCAACAGGACCGATTGGTTTAATAGATGATGTATCTTATTATGTTGGTAAAAATATCTCCGATGATTCTGGAATTGTAGCTAAAGTAGATATTCCGCTTAATATAGGTAGTTTAACAATTGGTGCTACTGGAATATCAAATTATATGTCACCAGGACTTTATGGTCTTATCTTTACTGGTGGTGGAGGATCAGGCGCAACAGGATTAGCAACTTTACAATATGGTTCAACAGGTGTTAGTGTTTCTTCTATTTCTTTAATTCAAGCTGGAACTGGTTATACTTCTGCTCCAACAGTTACAATTGCTGGGGCATCAGGATTCACGACAAATTATTCTATAATTGCTAATTATTCTGGCGGATCGAATTATACTGTCGCCCCAACATTAACATTTACAAACCCATACACCGGAGCAACAACATTTAATAGTGGTGCTGCTAATATTGGATCTACAGGTTTTGTTCCTAAGACGCAAATTCAAGTAAATTTTGCTATCCCTGGTGCCACTGGTGTTTCTTCTAAATTCTATAGGGCAGCTAATTTTATTGCAGATAGTTCATCTGTTCCTACACATAATTTTGGTGTAACTAATAATTGGAGAGCAATTGGTAGAAATGCATTAGGAACATGTACAATTTCTTCTGGTTCTGTTAATACTATTAAAGTCACTGATAGTGGTTTCGGATACAGTATTCCACCAATCGTTTCTTTCTCAGGCGAAGTTGGAGCAACGACTGCAGTTTCTAGAACAGCTTTAATGTATTCGGATATTCCGAATCAATATGTTAATCTATATTCTTCATATGATTTGGCAATAAATGGTGGATCTACTGGAATTGTTCCTCTAGGTGCAACTGGGTTAAATCAAAATCATACATTATATCTTGCACCGATTGGATTAAAAGATAATACAACTTACTATGCAAGAATTACTGGTGCAACTGGAGTTCAGTTATACAAGAATTATGCTGGCGCCATAGCAGGTTCTACTGGTTCTTTAGTTGCGATCGGTTCAACTGGAGTATCAGAATATCATTCTCTTTATGATCCTGAATTAATTGCGAATATTAATCCAACTTCTAAAACAATAACTTTCGTAAGTCCGCATAATTTTAAAACTGGTAGAAAAATTATTTACTCTTTTAATGGCGCAACAGGGCCAGTTGGATCTTCTGGACCAATCGGTTTAACTGATGGCGAAACTTATTACGCAAGAATTACTGGTTCAACAGGTTTTCAACTATTTACAAGTTATGCTGGTGCACTAGCAGGTTCTACTGGATCTCTTGTATCTCTTGGGTCAACTGGCTTATATCAGATCCATAAATTTACACAAGTTTCTGATAATTCTATAACTGATTATAAGATTGAAAATTTCGGTTTTAATTTCCCTCAAGGCTTCACATCTTTTACTACAAATGGTGGAACTGATGCTTCTTTTATTGGAAATGTTTCTTCTCTATTAACTTATGATGGTTCTTATATTGGAACAGATTCTCAACCATCTTCACAAAAGAAAATTCAAGATTCTGAATATTACCAAGATTTCTCTTACGAAATTATCTCAGATCAATCTGCGAATATTTTTGGTAAGTTGATAGAACAAACAATTCACCCAGCTGGGTTAAGATATTTCTCTAAGATTCTTTCTGTTAAAGATGAATCTCTATACGAAGGAAGATATAATTATAATCCTTTCTATTATCAATACACTTATTTTGTTGAAGGATCGCCAGATAATTCTTTTGATATTACAGATTTATTAGATAATGGAACTGAATGGCAAGCTGGAGATAGTGTAAGCGTTGGAACTACAGAAAATCCAACTAAGATTTTCGTAAGAATTTCAGGTAACGATTATGTTTATATTGTATCAGAATCGGGCACGTTTGGCGCAACACCGCCAGCTGCTATTTCTGGCGAACAAACAAATGGAACTGCGAAACTTATATTCTCTGGTGTCGCTGAAAAATTATTATCTGTATATGTTAATGGTGAACTGAAAGAGTTTAATGTTGACTACTTCATGGCCGATGCGAACACTGTTGAGTTTTATTCTCCTCTACCTGTAGGATCTATTGTAAGAATCTATAAGAGAGAAGAAACTCCATTCGATACAGACTACAATGAATATGCCAAGACTTACACAACAATAACGATCAGAAGAAATAATTATGTGAAAGATTCTATAAGAGCTTATAAGTGGTTCGCAGGTCTTCCTTCTACTCCAACAACTTGGAGTGGTGCCACTGGTGGACCATCTGCTGTTAATGATTTAATACAATGGTTGGATAATTATTATATCGTAACAACTGCAGGAACCACAGGAAAAAATCCACCAGTTCACGAAATCGGTTCAGCAACAAATGGAACTTGTATTCTAAAATATTTTAATCCATTCAAAGGTTATGTTGGTGATATATTATATCATAATACAAACTTCTATAAGATCACCGGAACAACTAATGCAAATATTTCTGGAATCTTTGGTCAAACTGCTCCAACACACACTTCTGGAACAGCAACTAATGGTAAGGTTATTTTAGAATATTATGAACCAGGTTTTAGATTCTGGGTTGGTTCTACAGGTTATGAACCAAACGAAATAATTTATCACAATAGCAATTGGTATAAAGTTATCAATTCAAGCACTGCAACAAGTGGTGTATCAGGGCCAGTTCATAATTTTGGAACACAGACTAATGGAACTTTAAATCTACAACATCACACAATAGATCACGATTTTGTAACTACAATTCCTGTTGTATCGCAACTAGATCCTGGCAAAGCAATGCTTGGCCCGACAGTAAATGATATTGTAAGAAATGTAAATTCCGGAATTCCTGATTATTTCCAAGATTTTATTGGAACTATAACTTCTCCTGGAAATGGTGTTACAAGCACAATAGATGCTAGTGGTGGTGCAGCTAACGTAGGACTATCTTCTGAAGATGATGAATACACTAATTATTCAATGATTATCACAGTAAATGGTGGTACATTAGATAATACGAAATATGTAAGAAGAATTACAAATTATAACGGTACTACAAAAGTATTCACATTATCTCATAATATTGATAAGGGAACAAGTCCAACATCGCTTTCTTATAGATTAATACAAAATTATATTCTTTCTTCTGTCTCCGGCGCAACAGGTGGAACTGGAATATTTGGTTTATCTCCTTACGATCCAGCTTATGAACTTAATGCAATCGTCAAGAAAGAATTCTCATTCGATCCAACAAATCAGATCTCAAGTAACACGATTAGTCTTTTCTCTGGCGCAACAGGTTTAGGATATCCCGGTGCAACAGGATATTATCATGGATTATCTACTGGTGATAAAGTTGTTTATTATAATAATGGGAATGCAGATGTTAGTGGATTGACTTCTGGAACAAAATATTGGGTAACTGTTACAAGTCCGACTTCAGTTAAATTAGCAACAAATTACGATAATTCTGGAGCTGGTGCAACTGGTGCATTAACACCAAGCAATATATCAATTACTGCTGGTAGCACAGGTATTCATAAATTATATCTTGAGAATAATTCTTATCCTTATTACAATATTATCATTACAAGTGGTGGTGGTGTAAACTCAGTTCTTAATATTCTTGAATATAATGAGATAGATAATACAATAAGTTGCGAGGGAAACCCAGGAACCATAATTGCAGACGGAGCAACTGGAGTTGCTAATGAATCTACATATTACATATATCCTGATTTATATCGTATCCCAACTGGAGCAACTGGACCTAATGGTACAATCTATAACGATGATCATTTTTCTGGTTCTGTGGTTAGTATCGTTATCTCTTCAGGCGGTCAAGGATATCAAATCTCAGACACAATTTCAATCGTAGGTGGTTATGGTTCAGGAGCAGTCGCAAGTATTGGATCGGTTGATGGAAATGGAAAAATTACATCAATAAATGTAACATCTTCAGGTTCAGGATATATCTATGAACCAAGAGTTACTGTAAATTCTGCAACTGGAACTGGTGTATCTCTATATCCAATTATGAAAACTATTAATGGAGTTGGGGTTGGATTAAATTACAATTATTCTACTTACGGTCATTATGTGTTTGTGTTATCTGGAACAACAAAAACAACAACTGGTAGTGCTGTAGCTGGATCTGAATTTATAACAATAGATTCTGGTTTCGATACTTCAAATATTAGAACTGGTACGATTGTTTCTGGAACTGGAATCGCAACTGGAACTATTGTAACAGATATAGCAGTTGTGGATACAGGTTTAAGTATTACAAAGAAAATTAAATTAAGTCAATATACGACTGGTAGTGTCTCTGGTACTATAACTTTCACCAGTAAAAGACCTTATCCAGATTTTGAATATGGCGAAACAATTAATCAAGTTTCAATTATAAATCCATCAATTACTAATAAATTAAGAGTAATTAAATGTGATTATATAAATAATGTATTATATGTGGAAAAAGATGAAGAATCTGATGAATTAAATTCAACAAATAATTTAACAAGAGTAAGAGATTCTTCTACTTTACAGATTACAGGTGCAACTGGAATATATGTTACAGGAGAAATGTATTCTGGTTGGAAATCGACGAATGTTCCTGTTGAATCAATAATTAAAGTATATCCAATATAAATAGAATTAAGGATAAGATAAATGCCAACAGTTTTAAGTTCTTCTCTAAGACACAAAAATCTAAATAATTTCAAAAACACAGTCGAAGACGAATCAGTCTATTTCTTTGTGTCTAAACCTAGTGGTTGGACAAACGATTTGATTCCAGATTCTGTGTTCGACACGTTCACATTAGAATCTGATGCATTCGACGAAATGATATATCTTAAGAAATTATCGATTTCAAATTGTGTAAATGTAATTCGTTTGCATCGTTGGCAAGAAAATAGAAGATATCAAGAGTACGACAATCAATCAGACTTATCTGATTTGTTGACTAAGAGAACAATCTCAACGAATGAATATTATCCTTTTTACGTTATAACTGACACTTATAAAGTGTATAAGTGTATTTCTAATGGCGGAAATGCTCTAAGCACAGTAGAACCAACAACAACGGCATTTACAGGTGGAGATTTATATCAACCTTTATCTGATGGATATATTTGGAAATATATGTACACCTTGAAGCCACTAGATGCTTCAGAATTCTTAACAACTGATTGGTTTCCAATTAGAACAATAGCAGAAGATGATTCCACAGATAACTGGGATATTATTACTAATTCCGTTTCTGGTGGAGTTTATAATGTAAAAGTAACATCCTCAGGATCTGGCTATAATAGGTTATTGCCATCGACAGGCGATACTACCGATGCACAAGATGGTGTGACATTTACAAAAACATCGAATACTCAAATTACAATAACAAGTGGTTCGCCAAGCGCAACGTCAAGTTTCTATAATGGTTCTTTCTTTTATACCAAAAATATTTCAGGTGTTATAACTGAAGTAGCAGAAATTACAGCTTACGATGGTGCTGGTGGTGTAACACTTGCTTCTCCTGGTATAACAAATGCTGCCGCAGGATATGAAGGATATATTTCACCAAAAATAACTTTTTCTGGAGACGGAACAGGATTATCTGCAGTTTGTAGAGTTGTATCTAATGCAATTAATAAAATTCAAATTGTAAATCCAGGAAGCGGATATACTGAATGTACTGCAACTATTTCAGCACCAGCTGGTTCCGGTGCGACTGCTAGAGTAATTATTTCTCCTAATGGTGGACATGGATCAGATCCAGTTGTTGAATTGGGTGGGTTCAATCTTCTTTCTAAAGTTAAGTTTGAAGGAGACGAAGGTGGTGCAATAGTTTCATCGAATGAATACAGAAAGATAGGGATTATTGTTAATCCTCTAGTTCAAGGATCAATTAAACAAGCGCAAGCAAGATCAGGAATGTCAACATCTCAGATTAAATTGAATACTGCAGATACATCATCAAATGTAACTGCAGGAAAAAAGATAATCATTTATTCTGGTAATGGTAAAGGTCAATTAAGAACAATAAGCACTTTTGATAATTCAACTAAAATAGCAACTGTTACTGAAGCATTTGATATTCTACCAGATGCTACTTCTTATTATGGTTTTTTGGCTACTGACAGCGTCATAAATCAATGTCTAGTTATTAGTTACAATACTATTGGTTCAACTATTACTCCAGACTCTGTTATATATGAAGGATCAGTTTCGGCCGAAACTGCCATTGGTAATGTTGTGCAACACGATACTGTTAATAAGAAAGTTTATGTGACTAATTTAGGTAAGACTACAGGGGCAGCAACATTCCCATATTTTACAGGATCTACTGGAGTACAAGTAACAGGTGGTCCATCTTTTACTCCAACAGGAGCTACTGGCCCATTAATTGCAAAAAATACAGGTTCTGTAATCTATATGGAAAATAGAACACCACTTTCAAGATATACTGAACAAATCGAAGATATTAGAGTAATTATCCAATTCTAAAGAGGATTAAATGCCAGCAATTTCAGAATTAAATGCTTCTCCATACTGGGACGATTTTTCGCCAGAAACAAAAGATTATCTACGAATTCTTTTTCGCCCAGGATATGCTGTACAAGCAAGAGAATTAAATCAGTTACAATCTATCCTACAAACTCAAGTAGAAAGATTCGGGAATCATATTTTCAAAGAAGGATCGATTGTAGTTGGCGGTATGACGACGATCAATGTGAAAACTAGAAAATATGTTAAAATACAAGATACATTTTCTTCTAACGAAGTTGACGTTGAATCTTTCTTGAATAAAGTGATAACTGGAGGAACGAGTGGTGCGAAGGGTGTGGTTGTTGCGGTTGCTGAGCGTGAAGAATCAGATCCAAAGACACTTATAATCGAACCAATTGAAGGTACATTCAATGTAAACGATGAAACAATTTCTGCAGCTGGCGGTGGAAATTGTAAATCTATTGCTTCAGGAACTATCACTGGACCATCTTCTACTGTTTCAATTTCTGATGGTATCTTCTATACAAAAGGATTCTTTGTAATTTGTAATGAACAAACAGCTTATTTAGAAAAATATTCAAATACACCAAATAAGAAAGCTGGTTTGCTATCAGAAATAGCAATTATCGATGAAGGCGATGACACAACTTTATTAGATAATGCAACAGGTTCATATAACTACGCAGCACCTGGGGCGCACAGATTAAAAGTTAATCTAACTCTCGCATCAAAAGATTTAAATTTTACTACAGATGCAGACAAGTTTATTGAAATCTTGGAAGTTAGAGAAGGTGCTTTATATAAGCAAGTCACAAGACCAATCTATTCTGAAATCGAAAAGACCTTGGCAAGAAGAACTTATGATGAATCAGGTGATTATACAGTTAAACCATTCTTGTTAGATGTTCAGAATCACCCAACAGATAATAATAAGTTGCGTGCTTATATTGAGTCTGGAAAGGGATATGTTAAAGGATATGAGTTCGAGACAATCGCAAGACAATATGTTGATCTAGATAAACCAAGATCAATTTTTGATGACGAAACATACAATGGTTTTGATATTGGAATGAATTATGGTAATTATGTTAAAGTAACTGTCGACGAAGGGTATCCGGATATTTCTACATTAGAAACTCTTTATCTATATAATGCAGCTGGAAATCAAATTGGTACTTGTAGAGTATCATCGATTCAATATGATAGTGGTTCTGGTGCATCTGTACAATATAGATTCTATCTATTCGCAATCTTTTTGGGCGGGGGAGCAGGTTTTTCTGATGTTAGATCTTTAAGATCCTCAGATGGTACAACTAAGAAATTTGATTTAGTTGCTCCAACATCTGGATCAACTGGTGTTCTATATGGCACAGATTTATCAAGTTATATCTTTGAAACTGGCTTACAAAGTGTAAGAACTTTTAGAACTGAAGATCCGTTAAGTCCTGGAACATTTATTGCTTTAACAGATACTGATTATCAATATAAAGCAGTAACCAGTGCAGCGTCTACTACATCGTTTTCGTGGACTGTTGGAACTACTGAAACTTTACAATCAGGAACAGATACAGCAACTCTTGATACTCATTACTTAGTTGTTGATACTTTGAGCGGCGAGAGAATCCCTTCAAGTGGATATACATTAGGCATAACAAATGTTAATAGAACAGGAACTATTACATTAGGAGCAACAGGACCAACTAATATTTCGGTTATTTACACTGTAAATGCAAATACAACTGAACCTAGAATTAAAAATAAAATAACACCAAAGACTAATGCTGGTTATGCCGGATCGATAGGAAATTCTTCGACTACAATTAAACTAGCTTCAACAGCAGATAATACAACAACAAATTACTACCAGAATGCTTTAATTAAGATTATTTCTGGTACTGGTGAAATGACTGGTGCTACAGGATTTAGGATTTCATCATACGATTCTACAACACAAATAGCAACAATTGATGGAACTTTTTCAGCAATACCAGACGCATCATCTTATTACGAAATAGCTCCACCAACAACATCTTATACATATAATTCGTATTCAGAACTTGCTGTTGGTAGAGTATATTCTGCAACTAGCGTTGGGGCATCCGAAGTACCAATATCTTTGACAGTTCCAGATGGTATCAGAATACATAGAATTTTAAATTCAACGAGTCAAGCTGACTGGTTCGATCCAACAAAAGATGTTACGAGTAAATTCGGTTTTGATAATGGACAAAGAGATTTTACTTATGAATATGCGAATGTTGTTCTAAAATCTGGACAAGTTGTTACAGGTCCAATTGTTATCTTCTTTGAATATTTTACGCATACAGGTTCTGGTTACTTTAACGTAGATTCTTATCCTTCATACGATCAAATTCCAGTCTTTTATTCCTCGACCGGAAAATTCTATGATCTAAAGAATTGCGTTGATTTTAGACCAGTTAGACAACTGACAGGATCTGATCCCGGTTCTGGTCCATACGAAACAACAAAATTACCTATTTCTGGTACTAATATGAACGCAGATATTACATATTGGAAACCAAGAATTGATAAGATCGTCGCAACTACAGAAAGAGAATTTAAAGTATTAAAGGGTAATGCTGATTTATCTCCAAAGGCTCCTGACGATTTAGATAATGGGATGACTCTATATACTATCTATTATAATCCATATACTTATAATAATAAAGATATTGTTCTAAATTATGTGGAAAATAAGAGATATACAATGAGAGATATCGGTAGAATTGAAAAGAGAATTGAAAATATCGAATATTATTCTCTTTTGAATATGCTTGAGAGAGAAACTGCAACTTTAGATGTAACTGATGCTAATGGTAACGATAGATATAAAAACGGATTTATCGTAGATACCTTTACAGGTCACGGTATCGGTGATGTTACAAGTTCAGATTATCGTTGCGCTATAGACGAAAAGAATCAAGAAGCGAGACCAAGATTCTATACCAAAAATTACAACTTATTCTTAAAAACTACAGAATCTTCTGGATATGTTCAAAGAGGTCCACTTCTTTCCAGAACATTTACGCCAACGAATTATATAACTCAACCATTCGCTTCACAATCAGTGAATGTTAATCCTTACTCAGTATTCTCTTGGAGAGGAACAATGTCGATTGATCCTTCAATCGACTTTTGGAAAGATGAAAGATTCAGACCAGAAAATATAATCAACATTAACGGAAATAGAGATAATATTGCAATTGGTAATGATTTTAGTGGTTCGAGATGGAATAATTGGCAAGAAGAATTTAATGGTGCGCCTGAAGAAGATGAAGAAACCAGATTCTTAAGAATGAATCCTGGGTTTGGTACTTCTTTATGGAATCCTAATGGTTTACCAGCAGCAACTGTTAATACTGATCCAAGAAATGCAATGTTTGATATCTCTGATTGGAGATATGAAGAAAACATTGTTAACGGTGTAAGAACTCCGCAATGGAGAAATTGGAGAACAGGTGCAGTTGCTGATGCACAAATTGGTCAAAGAACGAATCCTCCTGTAGTTCCGCCCTCTCTAAGAGGAGATAATTCCGGTAGAAGAGTACAGAATCAACAACCAGTAAGAACCACAGTTAATACTGTCTCATTAGGAGAAAGAGTTGTAGATGTTACATCTACTCCTTGGATGAGACCACAAACAATTACTTTTGCAGCAAAGGGATTAAAACCCAATACTACTGTTTATCCTTTCTTTGATGATATCTTAATTTCTAGATATGTGAATTATGTCATAACTAAAACAGGTGCTGGAACATCAGGATCAAATACTATAACAGTAAATGATAATACAAATGATGTAATTATCGTTGGTCAATCTGTATCTGGAGCAGGAATTGGAAGCAACGCAAAGGTTACTTCTGTTAATGGAAGAACAGTAACACTATCTGTCAATAATTCTGGAACAGTAAACGGTACGATAACATTTACGGGTTCTAATGTTACTAATTCTGCTGGAAGTATTTCAGGAACATTTACAATTCCTCAAAATATGTTTTTAGTTGGCGATAGAATCTTAAGATTATCAGATAATGCAAATAATGATAAGGCTTTAGAAACAACTTTCGCACAAGCAAGATATACAGCAAATGGTATCCTAATACATAAACAAACTGAAACGATCAACATAAGAACACCTGAACCACAAGTTCCTGTTCCTCAGGATCCATTGGCTCAAACTTTCTTCGTTGACCCAACTATTTTTCCTAATGGATTGTTTATTGATTCAGTAGATATCTTCTTCCAAACAAAAGATGCTTCTGTACCAGTTACAGTACAAATTAGACCAACTGTAAATGGTTATCCATCTGCGACTGCAGTTATGCCTTTTGCTGAGAAAAGTTTACCGCCATCTTCGGTAAATGTATCTGCAAATGCTACAACTGCAACTAATTTCCAATTTCCGGCAATAGTTTATCTTGAACCTGGAGAATATTCTCTAGTAATTCTAGCTAATTCAACTGATTATAATGTGTGGATTGCAGAAATAGGTAAAAATAAAATTGGAACTGATGTTAAAATTTCACAACAAGCATATGTTGGTTCTCTATTCAAGTCTCAAAATTCATCAACTTGGACAGCCGAACAAACTCAAGATTTGATGTTTACGCTCAAGAGATGTTCTTTTGATGTTGGTACATATACTGCAGTTTTGAGCGATTATATTGTTGCAACCCCAACAACAAGAGTTAAAACCGCAACCGGAGTTAATGGTGGATTTACAATAACAGTAAATAATAGTGAAGATATTGCGATTGGACAATCTGTATCTGGAACAGGAATAGCTGCTGGTGCTGAAGTTACTCGAATTGATGGATTTATTATAACTCTTTCGGCGGCAAATTCTGCGACTGTAACTGGCAATATAACATTCACTGGTAAATCTGCTGGTGATGGATTTTCTGATGTTATTTGGGTTGGATTATCTACAATGGAGTTTCCAACTGCAACAACATCAAGTTCATTCGTTTCTAAACCAAGCGGGTCGTCATTAGAATCTTCTTATACGACTTTTCTCACTAATAAGAATTATAATTTCTCTGGTAGAAGAGAAATAATAGCTAACGCAGAATCCTTCAAACATAGAGTTATTGGAACTGTAACTAATAATTCAGTTTCTCCGATAATTGATATGGAGAAGAATAATTATCTAGCAATTGAAAATGATATTAATAACTTATATGAAAGAACTACTACTGTATCAGGAGCAACTGGTCATAATGCAACTATTATTAATCTAGCTTCTTCACAATATGCATTAAATGGAAATTACATTAAGATCGGTTCTGAGTATATCTTGGTTACTGCTGCAGGTGGTGTGACTGGTGCGACTGGTGTGACGGTTGTTAGAGGTCAATTAGGAACAGGTGCAACTTCAGTGTCAAATAATGCGACAGTTTATTCTAATTCAGAAACTTTCCCATCCGGAGGAGCTGCTGCTTCTAAGTATATTACAAGAAGAGTAACTCTACAGAATCCCGCAGATTATTTAAAGGTATATTTGACTGCAGTTAAACAATCTGGAACCGATATTAAAGTGTATTATAAGGTGAAGGCTACAGAAGATTCTGATCTATTTTCAAATAGATCCTGGATTGAAATGCAAAAAGAATATCCTGGAGATAATTTAAATTCTACTAATATTAATGACTTCAAAGAATTTATTTTCAGACCAGATTCTACAACTAATCCACAAACTATTTCTTATGTTCGTAATGGTGTTACATATTCATCGTTTGATGAATTTGCAATTAAGATAGTTTTCTTATCAACAGATCCAACAATTATTCCTAGAATTGCCGATTTCAGAGCAATCGCTTTAGACACAGTTATCTAATATGAAAATAATACCAACAGAAGTAAATAATCTAAATCGTGATCTCTCTTCTAAGGCTATTTTAATTACAGATGAAATAGCCAGATTAGAGTTTAAGAAGAAACAACTAAAGAATAAAAAAGAATTAGAAGCGATATATTCTGAGATTGAATCTCTAAGGGAATCAATCGACGATATAAATACTATTAAAGAAGAGATAAATGAAATAAAGAGCATGTTAAAATCTTTTTGTTCAAAATAAGGGATAATAGATGCCATCATTACCAAGACTTAAGAATAGTGATAACTTTGCACAATGGGCAACAAAAATAAACGATGCATTTACACAATTCGAAAGTTTCACTTCAGTTGCATTAGATACAACTGACCCACAATCAGCAGAATTTGCTATATATGATGCTTCGTTTAAAAATAAAGCATTAAGTACATATTATGTTACATCCCCAACAACAATTGGAGAATTAACAATAGGTGCATCTGGTGTCTCTAATAATATGGCTCCTGGTGAATATGGTTTAATATTTAC